GGTCGGCCGCGTCGGGGCGGTGCGGGTCCTGCCGGACGTGCCGGTAGGTAGCGCGCGCGTCCGTTAGCAGGTCGCGCACCACGTCCAGCACGGCCGGGGGGAGGGGGAGGCGGGGGGCGTGCGGCATGGCTCAGCCCTCCCCAGCGACAGAAACCCGGCCGGACTGGACGGCCGCATAAAACCGCCGGTTCCCCTCGTGCTGCTCCAGGGCGTAGCGGTACGCAGCTTTCCGCAGGGGCTTTGTCCATGCGGACTTGCCGTCCATGCGGCGCCGCAGGTTGCGGATCACGTCCACGTTGGACGTGCCGACATGCAGTCCGTTGACGAGCCAAACAATGTGGGCGGTGGGGATGTTCATGGCGGGATTCCTTAGGAGTAAGGGGCGCCCCCCGACGGGATGCCAGGGGAGCTGGTGGGCAGATCTATGCGGGATGCTCAGAAATACCGGGTGGCGATCCGGCGCCCGAACGCCATGCGGGCCCATTCGCGGGCTTGCGGCCAGGTGACCCCCGGGTTGCGGGTCATCCAGTCGCGGCCGATGGCGTCCACCAGGAGGCGCGCGGCGGCGCGGCGGTATTCGGTGGCGAAATACTGGCCCGTGGTGTAGTCCCATTCCCCGCGCGCGGCGTCCCACGTCAGGCGGCCGGACGTGGGGGCCGTCAGTATGTACGCGGGGATGCAATACCGCGCCATTCTCACCAGGGCGCGCACGTCGCGCAGGTCCTGCGTCACCTGCCGCGACTCTTGCCGGTAGTCGCGCCAGGATGCGTAGTTTCCGGGTTCCATGCAGGGCCGCTGCTGGGCAAAGGCGAGCAGGGCGTCAAAGGGGCAAACGGTGGGGGCGGGGGCGGGGGCGTTCGTCATGGCGGGGTTTCTCGGGGTTGGGTTGGACCTACCGGGGCGCCCCGGAGTGAGGCGCCACCGGTGGGGGGGAGCTTAGTCCCAATCGGCCGCGCGCGCCGGGTTGTGACACCAGTCGCACGCAAAGGAGCACGCATAGTTGGGGATACCGTCCCACCAGCGTTCCACCTCACCAGCGGTGGCGCTCTCCGGGGTGACATAGGACCTGCACTGGACGCACCGGCGGGAGAAACGGGCGGGGCGCGCGGGACGCGGGCGGGCGGGGACGGGGGCGGTGGTCATGGCGGGATTCTCGGGATGCGGTTTGGACCTACGGGGGGCGCGCCGCCGGATTGCGTGCGCCCCGGGGACAGTATGCGACTAGGGGCCCCGCACGTCAAGAGTAGCGCGCGGGCACGCGGGCGGGGGGGCGCGCGGGCGGATAGTCGGGAGCATCCGGGCCCGCTAGGTCGCGCGCCAGGACGCGCAGGGGGATATCCCCATAAGTGGCCAGCAAGGCGCGCAGGTCCACCAGGCGGCCGGAAAGGTGCAAGCGGGGGGAGGGGGAGGGGGAGGGGGAGGGGCGCATAAGGGGAGGGGAAGTAGGGGGGGGAGTAGAGGGGCGCCCCCGGATCGATAGGGCGCCCCCCTGCAGCTGCAGGGACTAGGCCAGGACGGGGAGGGCGCGCCGCGCAACGGCGCCCCGGCCGGAGCCGTGCGCATGAATGCCGACCTGCCGCGCGCCCCGGCCGTCGCACTCGAGACAGTCGATACACTGGACCCCGGTGCGACTATTGGCGCACTCTGTCACCCCGTCGGGGAGCGGCGCCCCCTCAGGGGCAACGTAGAACGTCCCCCACCCCCGCGCCTGAGCTTGCGCCAGCTCCCGGAGACTGTCGACCGACGCTTGCAAGTATTCGCGCCAGCCGGCATTAGCCGCGCGCCGCCATTGGTGGGTATACCCCGTCCAGCCGTCCGCATCCGCCACCAGGGCGCGCACGACATGCAGGGGGAGCGCCGCCGGGTCCCCATACGCCCCCAGGCGCACACGACGCCCCCGGCCAGCCGCGCGGATGTCGGCCAGGGATGCGGCCGCAAGGTAGGACCCTGCAGCCCACGCGGACCATACCGAACGGGGCCCCTGAAATAGGGTGACGTAGCATGAGCGGGTGCCGGGAATGAGGGTGCGGACCCCGTCATCCCCCGTCCAATACTGGCCCCGATGCGGGCACCCCCCGCAAAGGGACACGTCCGCGCCGGTTCGGGATGCGTCCGTCGGGGACATGTCGGGGCGCAGAATCCAGAGTTGAGACATCCCCCCCGTTTTGACGTTCCCCGATTCGTGCGTGATGATCCCCAGCACCGGGCCCCCGTCGATCATGGACGGACCGTCGTACACCACTAGACCGGCCATTAGCGGGCCCCCCACGATTCGATACGACGGACCGCCCGCACAGTGGCGGTGTACACCGCATACACGGCGACGGACGCGGCGGCCACGGTGGCCACTACCGCCACCAGGGCGGCGGCGGCGCCGGCAAGGGGGAGCAAGAAATCGGCAAGCATCGGCGGGATTCCTCTAGGTTATGCGGGGTTGTGGGGGGCGCCCCGGAGTGGACACCCCCCGGGGGGGGACCTAGGCAGGGACCATGCACCCGTTGACGTAGCGCACCGGAAGCCGGAGCCCCGCGGCAATGTCGGCATAGTGCCGCGCGTCCCTGGCGGTGACGGCGCACCGATGCATAGCGGCAAGCGTCGCGGCGCACCATGCGGGCTCAGTGCTGGCCAGAGCGGTAACTCGGTCCAGTCTCGCGCGGTCAGCTTTGGTCATGGCGGGATTCCTCGTGTATCGGGTGTCGCGCCGCCGGTACGTCCGGGGCGCACGTCAATAGTAACCCCCGCCCCACGAGTCTGTCAATAGTAGATGCGCGCAACACCGTGCAACCCGGAGGCGCACGCTACCGGGCCGCACGCTACCGGCCGCACGCTACCGGGGCACGCGTCCATGGTGGGGGGAGTGCGTGCGGGGGGCGCCGCTCCCCGTCCCCCGCCCCGCCCGCGCGCACGTACAGTTGAGAACCGTTCTCAACCGCCTGGCGAACGCTACCGGCCGCACCGGGCGCGCGGGGGGCGCCGGTAGCGCGGCGCCGGGGCGCCGGGGCCAGCGTCGGGCCCGGGGCGCCGGGGCGCGCGCGGCAGCTCGCGACGACGGCAGGGGGGGGGAGGGGGGGGTGTCCCCCGCCGGGAGCGTAGCGAGTACGATTCGGCAGCACCCCGGCTAGTGTGCGCCGGTACACGTCAACGCGGAGGAGGTGGGGTATGCAGCAGGGTATGCGGCAGTGGACGCGGGAGGAGCGGGAGGAGGTGTTGGGGCTGGTGTTGGACGGGATGGCGGAGGGGGTGACGTTGCAGGAGACGGTGGAGCGGGAGCAGCGGCGGTTGGGTGCGCGGGAGCCGGAGCGGTATCCGGGGAAGCTGACGCCTGGGCTGGTGCGGGGGTGGCTGTGGTTGGACGAGGAGTGGTTCCGGCGGTACCAGCGGGCGAAGGCGTTGCTGGGGCAGGCGTATGCGGACGAGGCGGTGGTGACGGCGCGGGAGAGTACGAGCAGTACGACGGCGATGGACCGGGTGCGGATCGAGACGTTGAAGTGGGCGGCAGCAAAGGCGAACCCGGTGGAGTTCGGGGAGAAGCAGACCGTGGAGCACCAGGGGGCGCAGACGCTGCAGGTGAGAATTGTGGAGGAGGAGGGGACGGTGCGGAACGTCCAGGCGCTGAAAGCAGCGGAGAGTGCGGCGCTGGAGCGGGCGGTGGTGGGCAGCATCGCGCCAAGCAGCAAGCCTGTGGTGCAGGTCAAGGGGCCCTGACCGACACGGGAGAGGGACTGGAGAGTTTGCGCCCAGAGGTATGGGAACCCGGCGCGGAGCATGAAGCAAGGTTAAGCCAAGATGAAGGGCGCATTAAGAGTTGATTAATTTTTCATGACGAGGGGGGTTTAGGGGGGTTTCCCCCCTTGACAGATTTGCCCCAGCGCAGAGAGGTTGGGGGGAGTAAGAGGGGGGCGCTGGTGCAGTTCGTTAACGGGTTACTCTGACGCGCTTCGCTTTGCTCCGCTTGTCCTTGCTGGTTGCTTCGCAACAAGCAAGCGTTAGAGGGGGAAACGGGGAAGGAGTAAGCGCGACGAGTAACGCGGTGAGCGTTACGAGGAGTACGAGAGGCAGCGCGTTAACGCGATACCGAGAGGGGTACAGGAGACTGTGGCGCATCGGCCGGGGAAGCGAGGGGGGCGGTCGGGCGGGGACCAGGCGGTAGAGGTCCGGCTGGCCAAGCTGCATCCCGGGCAGCGAGAGGTGGTGGAGAACCAGGCGCGCTTCAAGATTGTGATGTGTGGGCGCCGATGGGGAAAGACGGCGGGCGGGGTGCGCTGGCTGTGCGATGGGGGGATAGCGGGCCAGCCGGTAGCGTGGTTTGCCCCGTCGTACAAGGTGGCGCTGGAGGCGTGGCGTGAGTTGGTGGACCGGCTGGGGCCGCTGACGGCGCGCATGAACGAGCAGGACAAGCGCCTGGAGTTGGTGACCGGCGGGGTGGTCGAGGTCTGGACGCTGGACGGACCCGACCCTGCGCGCGGCCGCAAATACGCCCGAGTGGTGATCGACGAGGCGGGGATCGTGCGCGACCTCTTGACCGTCTGGCAGGCCGCGATCCGCCCCACGCTGGTCGATCTGGCAGGGAAGGCGCTGATCCTGGGGACGCCAAAAGGGCGCCGGCACGGGTTCGTGACCCTGTTCAACCGGGGCCTGAGCGGCGAAGACCCCGACTGGCAGAGCTTCCGCGCCCGCACGCTGGACAACCCCTACATCCCCGCCGAAGAAGTCGAAATCGCCCGGCGCGAACTCCCCCCCGAGGTCTTTGCCCAGGAGTTCGAGGGCATCCCGACCGACGATGGCGCCAACCCCTTTGGCCTGGACGCCGTCCGCTACGCCTTCACCGAGGGCGCCAAGGGGGCCGAACAGGGCCCCGTGGTCGTCTGGGGGCTGGATCTGGCCCGCAGCCAGGACTGGACGTGGCTGGTCGGCATGGACGCCTGGCGCCGCGTGGTGACCCTCGACCGCTGGCAGATGCCTTGGGCCGCGACCAAGGCCCGGATCATGGAGATCGTGGGCCAGATCCCCGTCGTGGCCGACGCGACCGGCGTGGGAGACGCCATCGTCAGCGACCTGCAGCAGATGGGCGCCGTCATCACCCCCCACGTCTTCACCCAGCCGTCGAAACTGCGCCTCATGCAGCGCCTCATCGCCGCGTTCCAGAACAAGGAACTGCTGGTCCGGGCGGTGGACCACGAAGCGGCGCTGCAGGCCGAGCTGGAGGCGTTCGAGTTCACCTACACCGCCTCCGGTGTGCGCTACGAGGCCCCGCCGGGGCTGCACGACGACGGCGTGATGGCGCTTGCGCTGGCCCTCCACGGGTGGGATCGGGTGCAGGGGGTGCCGCCGGAAGGGGTTGCCCCTTGGCAACCGACCGGGGACGACCCTAATCTTCGGCAGGAGGGGGAGAACCTGGTGGCTGCACCCGCCACCCACGTCGCCCCCGGTGACTTTGCCGCCCAACTTCCTGCCGGATGGTAGCGCCGATGGCCAAACCGATGGAACCCCGGACGAAAAAGGAGCGCGGCATGGACGCCGTGCTGGAACGGACCAAGGAATTCAACAAACCGCCGAAAAAGCGTCCGATCCTGCGGAAAAAGGGGAAAAACACCCCGATGCCCCCCGGCAAAGGCCCCGGCATGACCGTGATGATCGCGGTCGGGATGCCCAAGAAAGGCGCCAAAGGAGGCCCCATGCCCATGCCCGGTGAGCGCCCGAAGTCCAAGGACGAGATCATCGCCCGCCTCGAAGCCCGCATCGCCCAGCTGGAGGCAAAGCTGGCCGAAGACGAGGGCGAGATGGAGGACGAAGGCGAGGAGATGGACAACTACGAGGAGGAAGAGTAATGCCGCGCCCAACACAGCCGTCTCGTCCTGCCAAATCCACAGATCGCCTACGGCAGGTGTTTGCCCCTCGCATGGTAACGCCGGAAATGACGACGCCGCGTCGGGCGCCATCGTCGTTGGACGAGTACGCGGTGCAGCAGTACCCGTATGCCGCACAGGGGTACGCGCCCGAGGAGATCATGCAGTATGCCGATCTGTTAGACCGAAACCAGTCCGCGTTTCTTCCGGCGCGCACAGACGTACCGGCGTCGTACTATGGCGGAGGGGTGTTTGGGGAGGCTGCGTACAAACCTGGCAAGCCTTTGGCTGCACGGCAGGACAGCTTGTACGTCGGACAAAAGGTAGTAGATGACGCGGTACTCCAAAGGCAGCGTGACATCAACGACCTTGTCCGTAGGCTGGACGCAGTGATGCGCCCACTCGGCGGATCTGTGCGTAAGGAACGCTGATGGCTACCCCGGCGTGGCAGCGGGCAGCAGGGAAAAACCCGGACGGCGGCCTCAACGCCACCGGCCGTGCCTCGCTGCGCGCCGAGGGGAAGGACATCAAGCCGCCCGTCTCCGCCAAGGAAGCCGCCGCCAGCCCCGCCAAAGCCAAGCGCCGGGTGGCCTTCTGCAAGCGGATGGCCGGCATGAAGGCCAAGCTGACCAGCGCCAAGACCGCCAACGACCCCAACTCGCGGATCAACAAGAGTCTGCGGAAGTGGGACTGCTAGAACGAAACACCGCATGGGTTCGAGGCTCAAACTGGCCGAGCGCCGGTCTCCAAAACCGGAGGTTGAAGGTTCGATTCCTTCCGGGCCCGTTTTCCCCCTTCTGTGAGGACACGATGCCAGGTTTTCGCAACAGTATCACAGGCACCATCGCGGCGAACGCGGCCAACGTCACGCTGGCGTGGCGCGAGTTCTTCAACGGCGGCGTCGGCGTGCAGGTCACCGGCACGTTCAGCGGGACGCTGCAGATGGAGATGACCATCGACGGCACCAACTACGTCGCCGTCCAGGCCACCAGCGTGACCACGGGCACCGTGGCGACGACCACGACGGCGACCGGCGTGTTTTTCTTCAACGTCGTTGGGGCCAACGCCGTCCGGGTCGCCAGCACTGCGTGGACGAGCGGAACGGCCACGCTGACCATCGTCGGCCTCCCCGGCTAACACATGACCGCCCCCGCCGGCCTCAGCCGCCGCCGTCGCCGCGCGGTCGTCCCCACAGGGGGCGGCGGCCTGCCGGCCACGGCGCTGCTGCTGGAGAACAACGACGGCATCCAACTCGAAACCGGCAGCACCGACAGCGACGTGCTGATCATGGAGACGTAAGCCATGCCCGCAACCAAGATTTCCGCACTCACCGCCGGGGGCGCGTCCCAGGCCACCGACGAGTACGTCGTCGCCCGCGCTGGCGACAACCGCAAGATCACCGGGGCGAACATCGCGGCCGCCGCGACCGCCGTGGGCACGCTGACCAGTGGCGCCATTGGTGCAGGCTTCACCGCCATCCCCAACACCGCGCTCGCCAACAGCAGCATCACGATCAACGGCACGCCCGTGGCGCTGGGCGGGAGCACGACGGTGAGTGCGTCAGCCGCCGGCTCGAACACGCAGGTGCAGTTCAACAGCAGTGGATCGCTGGCAGGTGACAGTGGGTTCACGTTCAGCAGCACAAACAAGGCACTGACGCTGGGCGGCGCCACGATCACGGCCAACGCCCCCGTCCTCGACCTGACGCAGACGTGGAACAACGCAGCTGTTCTATTCACGGGCTTCAAGTTCAACGTCACCGACACGGCCAGCAATGTGTCGTCTTTGTTGTTCGATTTGCAGGTAGGCGCAGCCACCAAGTTCAGCATCCGCAAAGATGGGGTGGTGAATTTTTATGGTGGTCAATACGGTATCATTCTTCGTGATACTAGCGGAAATATTCGCGGCAGTATTGATACCTACAGTTCTGGATACGGCTTGGGGCAGCCAAATTTGCAGCAGTTGTCGTTCATGACGGACGGCATTTTTCGCTTCACCAGCAGTGCTGCATTTGGCTGGTCAAGCGCCACAAATCCCTCCGCGAACGCCGCTGATGTCACGCTGTTCCGTGACGCCGCGAGCGTGCTGGCGCTTCGCACCGGCACTACCGCGCAGACGTTCCGACTGTACAACACGTTCACGGACGCAAGCAATTACGAGCGGGGCAAATTCGAGTGGGCGTCCAACGTGCTTCGTATTGGCACGGAAAAGCTGGGAACAGGATCTGCTCGCGCCGTGGAGTTGCAAACGGATGGCACCACCGCACTGACGCTTACCACCGGACAGAAGGCGGAGTTTGCGCAAACGATCAAGACGGGCGCACCGTCTGGTGGCACCGCAGCAGAGTGGAAACTGGGCACTGTCGCAACCGTATCGCCAACCTCTCCGAACCGCACCATCGAAGTAGACATTGGCGGCACCATCTATTACATCCACGCCAAGACCACCAACAACTAACCCATGACCCTCGACCTCACCGTTACTGAAGCGCAGGCCCTCGTCGGACTGCTGGATCTCGCTACCAAGAGCGGCGGGCTCCAGACCGCACAAGTTGCGCTGCCCCTTGCCATCAAGATTCAGACGGCCATCGACGCCGAAACGAAGACCAACACCACGAAGGAGGATGCCGCATGATCGTCACCATCGACACCGACCAGCCCGCGCCGGGGCCGTTTGCCACGAATGCCGAGTACTGCCAGTTCGTGATGGCAAACGCGGCGCTGTCGTACAAGGCGCAGTACAAGGCTGCCACGGCGGATGCTGGCATCACTGCGGCCCGCGAGGTATACAACGCCAGCCTGCTGCCGGAGCCCGCGCCGAAGCCGGCGGACGCGGACGGGTGAGTCGTGCCCATGTCTGACGCCGCACATGTTCTCTGGGCCATTGTGGCGGCCTACGCCGTCTGGCGGTTGGCGGCGGTGGTGGAGCTATTCGCGCCAAGCCATGCACCGGAAGCGTCGGACGCCGTGGACGACGTGGAGATCCCGGAGGACCTGGTGGCGCTCGCCATGACGCAGAGCGAAGGGTGGGCGCAGGAGGACACGATCAAGGCGATCCGTGAGCGGTACGAGCAGCTGCGCGACTGGAACCGGGTCCGAGCCGCGTTTGGCATCGGCCGCATCGACGACTAACCGGAGTTCCGCATGACCATGCCCCCGCTGGACGCGAACATCGACCCCTTCATGGACCCTCTTGGGGACGTGCAGGGCGAGGAGGCGCTGGGCGTGGACATGGATGCCATCATCCGTGAGGCGCTGGGCGAGTCCACCAACCCGCTCTCGCCCAACGAGCAGGTCGCGCCCAACCCGCCGGACAAGGACGGCCGCACCAAGGCCGAACGCCTGAACGCGCTCCGCAAAGCGCTCTACGGCGCAGATTTTCCGCTGGCCGACCCCGCCACCGCGTCCGACATGGACGCCTGGGCGTCGTGGACGCGCGGGCTGTGGGAATCGCGGCGCGAGTCCGTGCAGATGCACCTGCACCTGGTCGAGCGCAACCGCCTGTTCCGCGCCGGGCAGCAGTGGATCTCGTCCAACGGGCTGGGCCCGTGGCGCGAACCGGCCCGACCGCGTGACGCCGCGCGCGTGGTGTACAACATGGTGGACAAGGCGCTGGACCAGCGGATGCAGATCATCATGGATCAGCGTCCGGGATTCAGCGTCACGCCGACCACGCAAGACCCCGAGGACCGGCGCAAGGCCCAAGCGCAGCAAGTGGCGCTGGAGTACCAGCACGAACAGCAGCAGATGATGCGGATCGGGCGGGATGCCGTGTTCTGGGCGCAGACGGACGGCGTGGCCTTCTGGCATCAAGGGTGGGACCCCGACCGAGGGCCGTGGGACGAACGGATGGGGGACCAGCCGGGCGAGCGCAAGCCGCTGGGCGACCTCGTCACGCAGACGCTGCGGGTCGAACAGGTGCGCGTGGCGCCCAACGCCACCGCCAGCATCCCACCGTACTGGGTCATCATCCGGGAGGTGATCTCGCGTTCCGAGGCGGCGTTCCGCTACGGCGTGACCGGGCTGGACGCCGCCGATACCACGCTGGCCAC